AGTCCTGAAGGTGTTTTTGAAAATTTCATTTCATGTAATGAATTTCTTAACATTCCACCAATAGATAGCATGGTAAAATTTCTAAGGTTGGCAAAAGAAGAAAATATATACATTCAGCTCCTTACTTCTAGACCAAGCAGCAATTTAAAATGTAAATATCAAACTTATGCTTGGCTAGAAAATAACAATATACCTTTTGACAATTTAGACTTTGCGGCAGAAAAATATATTTGGGTTGCAAAACGTGACTTTTATTTAAACGGGAATTTAATGTGTGCTATAGATGACAGTCCTAAACATGCAATGGAGTACGCAACTCACGACATTAAAGTCTTTGTACCAAAAATGCCATACAATGATCAAATAAGTCATGAAAACATACATCACTACGTTCTTGAAGACTTAGAAAAATTTAAATTTTAATTACGTGTAAATATTGTCAACACGTATTATAATATTAAAGTAATAAGAAAAAATACTTTATATGATATTAAAAACAAATCACGGAGAAATATATGCCTGTTAACAACAATCTTGAACCAGTAGCACTTCCTATGCAGCTTAAGTTTGGACAAGATCCAGTTACAAATTACATTAACAATCTAGAATCACTAAAAGTAGAAGTAATTGATGCGCCTACAAGAGAACAAGCACAAAATATTGCTTGGCACATGACAAAAGCAACATGGGCAGATTCACCTTCTGAAACTGATTTTAAGAACTCAACACCCGAAGAGGCTTCTACAAATCTTCAAGATGTACTTAATTTTCGTGCACTTCCTACTCCAATGGAGTGTTTAGGATTTACATTTAAGATTAGTGGTATTGATGTACAAACTGTTACACATCTTATTCGTCATAGAGCAGGATCTTTTGCAGCACAATGTACAGGTGACAGAGACTTGAGACACGATAATGCACTAGTTCCTGAGTCAATTGAAAACTGCAGAAAAGATGATGATGACTTTTATTTTAGGTATTTAGATATTGTCAAGGAAGCAAAACTACTATACTCTGAAATGGTTGATAGCAAAAAAGTTTCAATGATGGACGCAAGAGTAATACTTCCTAAGTGCATGGAGACTTTTTATATTGCAAGATTTAATCTTAAAGACTTGATCGGTTTTATTAAACAACGTCAAGACGTTCAAATCCAACCTGAGGTTGATAATATTTTAGCAACGCGCATCGCACGTGCTGTTTGTGAAGCAATTCCAGAAGTATCAACTTGTCTAGACTTTAACAAGCCTGATATGCACTACGTAAGAACTTTTAGAGTTAAATTGCCAGATGGAACTTACACTTCTCGTGGAACAAATCTATATCAGCCAGAACCTAAAAATGATTTATTTGATTATAATGAAAATGATTCAATATACCAGTGCAAAAGAGAAGACTTAAATGGTAATAAGTCAGGTGAAGAAAAAGTATTTACACGAATGTGGAATGACGATGTAAAAGCTGTAAGTTTAATTAAACAAAAACTTAATAGCGAATTTTAGTGTAAAACTGTTATAGACAGTACATATTAATGAAAAATAATTAAAAACTTGGTAATTTATTTATAAAAGGAACAATTCAATGAAAAAGATTTATCTTGCTAGCGGTTGGTTTAATACTAAACAAGCTGATGAGCTTACTGAGCTCGAGCGTATTTTTGATGAAAGAAAAGAACATTTTAATCTAGCATCGCCTAGAAGGATCTTTGTTTGTCCACCAGACGCGCCAAAAGAAGTTCAAAACGAAACTTTTGAAGGTAATTTACATCACATAAAAACAGCAGACTTTTTGCTTGTTAACACAAGAGACAAAGACATTGGAACAATTTGGGAAGCTGGATATGCATATGCATATGACAAGCCAATTATTTATTTTTGCGCAGGATTACCAGAAGGAGCAAAATTTAATTTAATGCTAGCTAGAAGTGGTATTAAAGTTTGCACGTCTTTTGATGAATTAGAAGACTATCTGGATAGAACAATTAAAATACGTTCATTTATAAATGAGCCATACTCAGCTTCAATCGAGTAAGCATGAACAATAAAAACTTTAAGCAAGATAAGTTTTGGTCTCTAAAAGACACAACAAACTATTTTTCTGCAAACATTAACAAGTTATTATTTAAACCTGATGTTGTAAGGTTGTTTTATTTTAAAAACTCTTATTTACTTAAAGTCAGACTTCGTAGACTTAACAATCAAGAAGTCTTTGTTTCTCCTACAAGCTTTATGTCACAATTTTTTCCGCATGGCTTTTACCAGTGTGTCTATCAAAACAAAAAATACACGTTTACAGATGATGACATTATAGAAGTAATAGATGTTTAATATGAGTACTAGATATATTATATGTTCAGACAAAAATATCACAATCTATGGTGATGTATTCGAAGAAAAAAATGTTTATTTTAAACATAACAATTTAGAAAATTTTTCTATTCTTTCGGAAAATAAAAATTCTTTCTTAGAAGTCATCGTTGACAGTAAGCAGCTTAAAAATATTTGTGAGTTATACATTGAATACTTAGAAAAAAATAATAAGCTTGCCTGATGTCTGACAATGAAGCTGAGTTAAAAATAGGGGACTTAATTGAATTTAACTATTTATTTTCTAATGAAAAAAACAAAATCGGTATTGTGCTTGAAATTAAAAAAGATTTAAATTTTTGCTATATGATAACAATTTTAAGTAACAATCTTTTAGAAAAAATACCTTGGGGTATTTTAGAAAGTAAAGTTCATAAATTATGAAAAAAATAAAAAAATACAGTGTTTATAAAAGTGGTTTAAGAATTGGCGACTTAGTAACTTATGATGCTTTTTTATTTACTAATAAAAGAACACACGGCTACAAAAAAACTTCTTTAGTTTTAAATAGAAAACTTTTGTTTAAACAAGATACAAGTTATGGTATTAAATCATTTTACGAATACGAAATGATGGATTTTACTAAAAATAATAAACATAATTTAAATACAATTAAAACACAAAACATGTCAATAAAAAGTGTTAATACAGCAAATAAAAGGTAAAAATGAGAATAGCAATTACTGGAGAAAAAGGATTTATTGCAAGAAATCTTGCAGTTGAAATTAGTAAAAACAATCATGAATTTATTTCTTTAGACAACTCGTCTTATGCAAATGAGTTTATGAACTATACAAAGTCTGAAGAAGTTTGTGTACATAGTAATACTGTTGATAAGTGGGTTGAATTATTTGATGAGTTAGAGTTAGATGTTATAGTTCACAACGCTGCTGTAGTTGGAACTGATGTTGTAGCTCTTAATCCTAAAGATGCTGTACTGACAAATGTGTTAGGCACTAAAATAATTACAGAGGCAGCAAACATTTCAGGTCAAACAATAGTATATACTGGCACAACAGTAATTTATGATACTTTTGAGTATCAAGACAAAGAGTTGTCTGAAGAAAGTAAAGTTTTTCCTAGGACTGATTATGCAATACAAAAGTATGCTGGAGAAATGATTGTACGAAACAATGCAAAAGAGTGGCTAGTTACTAGGCCTTTGTTTGCTTACGGTGGTGAAGGTGATATGAACTCACTTATAGCAAAATCTTTGTTTGCTATTAAAAACAACATAAAAAACGTTGACATGTTTCTTAATCCTGAAAAGATTAAAGATTATATGCACGTAGAAGACTTTTGTTATAGCGTAATACAGCTTATTAATTCAAAAATTAGAAATATGGATTTTAATATTACAGCAGCAAACCCACACTCAACGCTAGAGATTGTTAATATGATTGAAGAAGTAACAGGAAAAAGCTTAACTGATTATATTAAGTGGCATCCGGAAACTGACTATCTTGGAAATCATAGGTTAAGTAACAACAAGTTTCAAGAATTTATGGGATTTACAAAGACTAGACTTTTAAAAAGTGGTATTAGTCAATCATGGGAATCAATTCAAAATTCAGAAAGTAATTATAATCCTCTTAAACATCTAAAGCAAGCAAAAGAAGAAAGTGTTGACTTAAAAGAATTTTTTCCTATGTTTTAAATTATTTGAACAAATAACCATAAGTAGCATCATAATTAAAAACAGGAGATTACTTATGGCTAGAAAAACAAATAAAATAGAATTGACATGCAAAAATTGTGGTAATAATTACCATTTGCCACCTTCTAAAGCAGGAAGGTCAAAGTTTTGCAGCAGATCTTGCAAAGATGAGAGCTCAACTATACATAACACAAAAGCTAATTGTTTATGTTGTAAAAAAGAATTTGTTGTAAAAAAAGGAAAGAAATATTGTTCTAGAGACTGTTACATTAAAGTTAACAAAAAGCCTAGAATTGATTTAAGCTGTGACTTTTGTGGTAAAAATTATCAAAAGCCAATTGGTGAAGCAACAAAATATTGTTCAAAAACATGTCAATACACAGCACAAAGCAGTGGATTTCATGAAATACCTTCTAACGGAAGGATGGGATTTAGATATGACTTACCTAACAACTATTTTTTTAAATCATCACTAGAGGCTGATTATGCTAGGTGGTGTGAAGCAACAAAAAAACCTTATGTATATGAACATAAAACGTTTACTGTTAAGTATGAAGGAAGAGATAAACAATATACACCAGACTTCTACCATCCAGACGAAGATAGATATGTAGAACTAAAAGCAATTAGAAGAGATAGAAAATTTAACTCAAATCTTCTTGCAGCTGATTTATTAAAAGAAAATGGTCTAAACATAGATGTTCTTTTAATGCACGAATTTTATACTCAGATAAAACAAAGTGGTCACTACTGGTTAGTTGATAACATAGAAAACAAAAACTACTTAGGAACAAAACACTTGATATATTTAAAAAAGAAACAACAGAATGTATGAGAAAGCAAAGTTAGTATTAAATAAAAATTGCATTGGAGAACTTTACAATTTAAGGTTTAGTTACAGTAATTATAAGTTTAAGCTTGAAGCAACTGCTTGTTTGCTTTTAAAAATAAAAAATAGCAAAGTTACTTTTTTAACTGAAGGTAAAATATCCATGTTTGATTTATATGACAAGGACATTGTGTTATATGCAAAAAAAACTTCGTAATGAAAAAGGCTTTGCTTCTGCTGTCACATTGTTATTAGCAGCTGTACTAGCAGTCTTATCATATAAGATTATAATGATAGCAAGAATTGCTATTAATGTAGCAAAAGAAAAGCAATCGCTTGATGCATGTGCAATGTATGCAGGATTAAATATTTTAAAGACTAATGACACTGAAAATATATGTCATGCAAGATTTTTTGATGAATGTGTTAGTCACCTTGAAATAGTTAACATTAACGGTCAAATGCAATGTATAGATGAAGGATTAGTTTGCAATAATTTAAACGAATGTAAAAGAGTAATAAAAGTTTCTTCTACATATAATCCAGGAATACGAAACGTTACAAAGTCTGTCGATGTTCATATAAATGAAGAAGAGCATAACGTTGACTTAATTGATGCTGCAGTAATACTTTTGCTAGACTACAGCGGCTCAATGAGCGGTAATAGAATACAACAGTTAAAAAACACAGTTAATCAATTTATAAGTTCGAACTTTAATCTAAGTTACTCTGTTATTCTTTATAATAGCGATATTATATCATCAACAGAAATTGGTAAAAGTATTCAACACGATAATACAGCAGCGTCAATTGTCAACAATAATAATCCAAATGGAGGTACTAATTTCATAAAGCCTTTAAATAAAGCTTTGCAACAAATATCAAGCACTAATTATGAAGCGTATTATATACTCTTAATATCAGATGGCTCTCCAAACGAAGGTATAAATTCATCTCAGTCTCTTGTCCAAAACAATATAATGAATATTAGTGATGAAAATTGTATTTATACAACTAATTCTAACCCTTGCACTACGATTTACACCCTTGGTGTAGACAATGCGAATACTGAAGCACTTCGCTCTATAAGTGGGAACACACTTAGCTCAGCTTCTAACGATTTTTCTTTTGTTGTTAACGCAAATCAAGTAACTGCAGCATTTAATGCTATTATAAAAGAAATAATGTGCAGGATTGGACCGGTTATTGGAGGAGAAGGACTAAATGTTTTTAACAATCTAGAAATATTAGAAAAAGATATTGACTATTTATATGATAGTGTATACAAGATTATAAAGTTTTATGACGTAGAACCTTTTAATATCTGTACTGAAATGTTAGGTAACAATGCAAATATAACTTTAAGATGGGGAAAGCCAAAGTTATATGTTGAATAGTCATAAAGAAGAAATAAGATTTGTTTCTCAACTAAACAAAGGTGACATGATCGATATTTTTTATTACGGAAAAAAAATAAAAAACAATTGTTTAGTTGTAGAAATTATACAAGATCACTATTTTACAAAAGGTTTAATCGTCTATTTAAATGGAACATCTAAAGAAACAATAGACTTGGAAAACAATGAAGGTCTTTGGGTTAAGAAAGCATCAATTTAATATACTCTACTAAGCCTGATTTGTTTTCAAAAAGATAAACATGATCTCTAAAATAAGACTTACCGCGGTGATCCTGTTTTGAATATATTGTCTTAAGAATTTCTTTTATTTGACTATACTCTTTTTGATCTTTATATTTTGAGAAGTCAAATTGTTGTAATATACACTGAAGTATTGAACTGTGAGAATTCGCAGAAATAACGTTAATTTCCCCTTGCAGATACAAAGTTTTCATTTTAGAAAGAACTGTAAGTATTTTTACTAC